ATTGACGTTGCCTTTGACTCCAACACGTTCATCAGGTGAGCCTGTGAGCTTGGCAATATCTTCTTTGGTAATCATGTTGGTATTGAACACAATGCCGGAACCAGCTTGGTCAGCGTTCTCCATAATCTGAAATCCACGTCTGTCAACCATCTTCTGCATGGTCGATGCCTGTTCAACCATTGATGTCAGGTCAACATAGCTTGAGCCATCGTTCAGGTAATTGAATGGGATGAATGGTGGCAATGGGTTATCGAGTATATTAGCAGCAACATCTTCTCCTTCACTGTAATTCCAGTTAGGGTTGGCAATCTTGCCTAGCACGAATTGGAAGTTCTGATCAATCCACATGACACCAGCCTTGTATTCAGACTTATCAAAGTATCGGAACCAAACCTCATAAACATCTTTCTTCTTGGCAAGCTGTGACTTGTAAGCGACTAGACCACCGGAACTGTTCCTTCGACTGCATCCAGCCAGTTCGTATATCTTTTGTTCAGCATCAGGGAACAACGCCAACAGTTCTTCATAACTCTTATCACGTATGATATGAGCTTGGAATCGTGGCACTTCACCCCATTTGGCATCCTTGTCATTGATAATATCTTCAGGTAACACCAATTCGGTAACAACTTCACCATGTTTACCAATGCTCTTATCGAATCGTAGCTTGATATAAGCCTCTCGCTTGAGCATCAGGTTGCGTGTGGCAACTCGGAAGATGTCCTGGACTTGGTACTTGGTAGCATATGCAAACATTGCTAGTCGTACATCATCAGCCAACTGCACTGAAGTGTCAGTATCTTGACCTGGGCTGATCGATGGCATAGGAATACGAGCATTTACTACCGAACATATAGTTTCAACAGATATGAAGATTCGTGGTTCTTGGTACAGATTGTCTTCTTGGTAATCATAAACACTGGCATCGACATAATGTTTAGGCAACCATAGATTCATGTTGTCTTTGCGAACTTTCTTCAATCCGAACGTGTCATCCCAATAGGTAATAGACTCTTGGATGGGTGACTTGACCAGTGATAGTAACTCGTTATCAGTAATGGCTAGGTCGAATACACCTGCATTGTCACTCGTTTGGCTTTGTTCATTTAGTTCGGGTTTCAAGACAAAATCTCCTTGTGGTTAATGCCGAAGGAGCTATTGAATACATTATAACATACTCCCAACTGCACATCTACCTCTATTATTACTTGGCATTTATCAGCAATCTGTACTGCTGTCGACATTGCTTGCATTGGATGTTGATGCCTATGCCAAAGTCTAGGACTGGCATTGGTGTGACGATAATCTTGTCGATAACGCCCGACATATTCCAAACAGTTCGCTTGCAATACATGCATGATATTTTCTCTAGGGTGTTACTGCACTCGTTATTGAGTACATAGATACTGACTGCTGCATCGTTTCTGTGGTCACGATATGGCTTGACCTCGTAATAGTTTGACATTATTGAATCCTCCTCTTTCTATTTTTAGCTATTGATTTGTCCACCAAGGTATCAAGGTCCATGTGCAGTGCCTCTCGCACCGGAACTGTATCATTTGGTCGAACAGCGAATGTAGTGGGTTTGACTGCTGTGGCTGATGGACTAACGCCACCTGTTTCGCCACTGACCAGCATCTGTGATAGCCCGACACGATAGTAAGCCAAGGCATGAGCAAAGTGGTCAGGTTTGTTTTCCTTGGTCATCCAGTGAGCACGTTTGATTCCACGCTTGTCTGTTTCAACGATGCGATACATATTACCGACATGATAGACTAATCCCTTGCCATCGATGCCCTGGAGTTCTTTGAACGTCTGATAGAATATAATCTTCTGTGATGCAATCTCGCTTGCCAGTTGATCGAACAACTTTGTACGGTCTGATTGAATCATGCCGAACTGTACACCTTCATTCTTGGTCGAGGTTTCCATGCCCTTCTGGTCGTGTTTGTAATAATGAACGAACACTCGCCCTGGGTACTTACGAGCCAACTGTTCAGGTATGGTGAAATCAGGTAAGGCATCAATAACACAGGTCGCATTGAACATATTGATGAGGGTTTCAACATCATCCCATGATTCAGTCGTGCCATAGTTGAATATGCCCTTGGTATTGCCTATGACGTAGTGCTTGGTCTTGCCGGAGTCGCAACCGATAACAACATCAGTTTTGTCAGCAAGCCCTGGCATACAGGCTCTAGCGATGGTTTCAGCGTTAAGCATAAACTCTGATGCTTGGTATGGTTTGCCTAGTACGAAGTTATGGAACACATCAATGCTCATGTCCTTCTGTTGTTGCAGTATCTTCTTGGCACTAACCCAAGGCATCATCATCTGTGATAGCCAATAGCCTCTGCGTTCACGTTCAGGGTATAACGCCCACCAAAATCCATTCTGACGGTCATTGTCATGTATCTCAGCATCACAAGCACCACAAGCATAGATACGCCTGATGGTATCAACGTAGTGGCATTGCAACTGTTCATCCTTCTCGAAGTCCATATACATTTGATGACCACATTCAGGACATTCCACGAACCAGTGCATTTGGTCTGACTCTTGCCATAGTTCATGCACCCCGAACCCTGGGATTGTAGGATTGCTGAATCGCCAAAACCATCCATAGTCTGATGCTTGGAGCCTGGACTGATAGATGGTCAACACGCCTTGGTCTGATATATCATGCTCGTCACTAACGACAAGGTCTGCTGTGGTTGATATAGCCTCACCACGATGGAATGACCCTCTAAAGTATATGAACCGATCACCCACTTGCTTGAGGTTGACTGAGTCAGTATTCTTCAGCATAGCCTTGATGACTGGGTTCCGGTCCAACATTGGGTTCACTTTAGGTATAACGAAGTCGTGGGTAGCATTACGAGTTGGCAGCACGTAGATAACATTGAGCTTGAGGAAGTTGCCGGCATGTATTGACTTGATGATAGCCAGGACTGACCAACCAACCTGAGCTGATTTCATGATGACCTGGTCAGGACTGTAGTCAGAGTATGGTTGAATCATGAATCGATGCTTGGTGAACTCGAACTCTTTTTGATTCTCGTTGACGAACTTGTTGTCTAGCACCCATACAGCAGGGTTCAGGATGTGAGCCTTGGCTCTAAACTCTTCCTTCGTCTTCTCGGCATCAACAGTCGATATATCAGTCATGATATTAAACTCTCCAGCCTAGAATATCAACAATCTTCATCATCTCATCGTATGTCACTACATTATTCTTGATTGTATTACATCGGTGACATGCCGGTGCTATGTTATCTTTGGTGTAACCAAGACTGCTATCTTTACGGTCTACTTCGATTCGTTTGGTCGAACCACAATATTCGCATGGTGAGTTAAGAACATCCTCTACATCAAATATAAGTAAGTCGAATGGTATGCGTTTGTTGGCTGCCCGATACCTTAAAGTACGCCATCGCAATATAAATGACGGAGTTTTATTAGACTTTGGCTTATTAACTCGTATGTGTCGTTTCCAGTTAGTAATACAAGTAACGCCAATGTGGACAGTCTTGGAGTCAATGTGGTATGTTTCTGCCATTATTTCGCCTTGGTTTCACCCATTAAGTAATCAACCATGCCACCCACCAGTTTCTTTGATTCGACACTGTTGGGGTTGATGTTGTTCTGCTGCACGAATGTATTGTAGGTGTTGCCACCGTTCCCAGGGTCTTCAGCACCCTTGAGTTTGCCCTTGAGCATATAGCCCAGTTTGACAGCATCCAGCCTTAGCTTGCCATCAGGTGACCAGAAATATACATGCCTCGCAGTTTCTCCATGCACTATCTTACGAACAGTACAGTTAACTTCCAGCAACATATCGGTAATATCATTATCAGTTAGTGATGATCCTTCAATAATCTTATGCCTTCTCTTCAATGCACCACCTTGGGGTTGAGGTTCTAACTCTTCCTCCGGCAGTTCTTCTTCATCGGGGTCCTTCCACAATGGGAACACCATATGCTCAATCCTCATGGTATTCAGCACCTGCTGATGCACTTTGGTCAGGTCATAGTCCGGTAACATCTCGTCAACCAACTCTTGAAAGCCTTTAGTTTCAGTGACAACCTTAGGTTTCTCAGACACTGCAACACTGTAGCCAGCTTGACGTAACACTTGCCCCATAGTAAAGATACGTGTGGGGTTCTTCTGTCGGAGGTTTTCGGAGATAATCCCTACAGCTTTTTTTTGTTTCATTGTAGCCATAGTATTATAATTAACTCCTTAGGATTATTTTACGACATTAACCTTTTATGAAATAGCTGACCTACTTTGCCTGTACAACAGGGGTTTCAGGTGCTTTTGGTGCTAATTCGCTGACTTTAAGCACTTTATAATCATTCGATAATTCAAACTGCGTGTGGTCAGTTACAGTATAACCCACTTCATGAGCTATGTTCGATAGGGTCGCTGCAATGATTGCTTGTTGGTGTTGCTGAATGAACAGTATTAGATTTGCCTGTGATGGACTCAGGCTGAATTGCTTTGGTGCGTTCTTGTCTTTGAGTGTTGTTTTAACCATTTTCTCTTAACTCCTTTTCGTTAAACATTTGTTTTGATTCTGTTGGGTAAGCGTGTATAAACTCTCGGTTTGGTCTGCCATTGAAATCTCTCGGTTGAATCATGTCTTTGAGATGGTCTTCACGATCCCTAGCCCGACTGTATTGTGCATGTCCTGGGTTAGCCATACGCTTTGAACCTTGGATGCAGTGTTTGCAGTAAGCTCCGAACTTGCCTTGTACTACACCTGTTGTCAGGTGACCAGGTAAGCCACAGAGATTACAGTTTTCCTTCATGAGTTCTTCAACCTTCTCTCTCGTTCGGCTGCAGCATCTAGTAATACTTGATTGGGCGATGGTCGTGTTACGCCACCAGTTTCACTCTGCAAGTTGATTGGCTGATTGCGTGTGACCTGTGACACTTGAGGTTTAACGACGCCAGCTTGATGTGAACTATACTTCTCAACGAGCATGACGTAGATGCTTTTGACATAATCAAACATAACTCTAGCGTAGAATCCGATTAACAGTCCTACAGCTAGATATATCATCGATTTGCCTTATTCAACTGGACTTGGTCGAGTTGCCATTGTCTGTTATATGTAATCGTCAGTGGAATCGTGATAACCATGCCAGCATAAGCACAGGCGTTCTCAACGACTGACTTCATAACTGTGACTGGGTCAAGGATGTTATTCAACTTGATTGGCTCTTCGGTCATGCCTTTAACGTCGAATCCGTAGCCGGCAACTGACTTGAGCATCTGTTGCAAACGATAACCACCGTCTTCACCAGCGTTGGTCATGAGCTGTTTGAATGGCTCTACCAACGCCTCGAAGACTACTTTCATCCCCTCCACCTCACCCACAGGTGCCTCAGGTAACTTGGAATCGGACAATCTTGCTAATGTTGTTGCACCACCAGGCACAACGCCTTCTTCTTTGGCTGCACGTGTAGCATGAACTGCATCTTCAACTCGGTCTTTCATTTCATCAGCCTCGGTCTGAGTGGCACCACCTACTTTGATGATTCCAATCTTACCCTGCAATTTAGCCAAGCGTAGTTCCATGCGTTCCTTTTGGAAGGCTGAATACTTGTCTGATTGCAGTTGGTCTTTGACGATATTGATACGTTCTTTGATAGCCTTCTTGTCACCTTGACCTTCAAATATAGTGGTCGTGGTCTTCGTGACTGTGACCTTACTGGCATCACCCAGGTAATCAGTCGTGACTTTGCTTGCCGGAAGACTCGATGGTACTACCTTGCCACCTGTTAGGATTGCAACATCCTCCAGGAATGGTAGTTCTTGGTCACCATAAACAGGTGAACTGACAACACATATCTTGACCTTGCCACCCAGGTTCGTCAATGCACAGGTTTCGAGTGCCTGACCACCAACGTTCCCAATAATCAGCAATGTCTTATGTTCAGTTTCGGTGTAGACCATTTCAATAATAGGCACGATGTCTTGGTTCTGTTTGATATGTTTCTCAACAACTAGGATTGATACGTTATCATGAACAGCCTCCTCAGTTGTCCGGTCCGTAACGAAGTGTGGCATTGTCCAACCTTTTTCAAAGTACAGACCATCGACAACATCTTGCATG